ATGGTTCAAACGCGAAAATTCATGCACGATGGCAACCCCATCACCGCCTGGATGATCGCGAACACAAGCCTCCACATCGATAAGAACGACAACTGGACCTTCCAAAAGGACAAGGCACCAGACCGAATCGACGGCACTGCGGCACTCATCACGGCCTTAGCGGGTTACGTTCACAACGCAAATACGGGAATTTCGACGTATGAGGAGATGGACATAATTTTTGTGTAACTTTGCAAGAGATGGCATGGTATGACCGTATTGTCCGCTCCGTGAGCGGCGTAATTAACCCGAAGCCCTGGCTCCTGAGCCTCTTCGGTGGCACTGGCACTTTGGCGGGTGAGAACGTGAGCAGCACCAACGCGCCGAAGGTGTCGGCGGTGTTCTCGTGTGTTAACCTGATCGGGAACACAATCGCCTCACTTCCTTGGCATCTTTACCGCGAGACCGAGCAAGGTATGATCCTTCAGTTCGGAATCCTCAATGACCTGGTGAGCCGCCGTCCTAATGAATCCTACAACTCCTATGACTTCCGAAAAGCCTTCATGGGTCAGCTCCTTCTCCGCGGAAATGCCTATATACTTCCAATGCGGAACGGCGCCAATCTTAGCGGCCTGGAGCTCGTTGACACCGACCTGGTACAAATTGACACTACCGGAGGCACGCTGAAGTACAAGGTGTACCTCACCACCGGAGTGACCATGAACTTGGATCCTGACCAGATCATCCACCTCAAATACTGGACGCTGGACGGAATCAACGGAGTGAGCCCGATTGTGTACGCGAAGGAAATCATCGGTACTTCGATGGCTGCAACTGCCCACATGGGCGGCTTCTACGGAAACGGCGGCATGCCCAAGGGCGTACTCCAGCTCCAGGGAACCATCAAGGATCCTGATCGCATCAAAGCCATCGGATCGCAGTGGGACCAACTCAACAAAGAAAACAAAGGACGCACGGCAGTCTTGACCGAGGGCGCGGAGTACAAGCCGGTGGCCGCCAACTTCCAGGAGAGCCAACTCATCGAGAGTCTGAAGTTCTCGGTCGAAGAAATCTGCCGCCTTTACTCTGTGCCTCCGCACAAGATCGGGCACATGGAGGGCGCTGGCTATGCCAATAGCATCGAAGCCCAGAACGCACAGTTTGTGAGCGACTGCATCCGCCCCCTGGTGGAAATGATCGAGCTCGAGTTCACCAACAAGCTCCTGAACGGCAACCGCCGCTTCGTTATGGACATGAAGGCAATCATGCGCGGCGACATCCAGACGGAGGTTCAACGCAACGTCCAATACTGGAACATCGGTGCAATGAGCGCCAACGAAATCCGCCGCATGGAAGGACTTCCCCCGATCCCTGGCGGTGATGAATATAATAAGCCCCTACACATGGGGTCAACTCAAGACCAAGAAAATGGAGAAGGAAATTCGCAGTCAAGCGATACCTCAGACGGAGGGCAAAGCTGAAGGCTACGCGGCCAACTTCCGCGAGTACGACATGGGTGCGTTCATTGAGCGCATCGAGCCGTCTGCATTTCGCAGCCTGGAGTCTTATGACATCCATGCGTTGTACAATCACGATTATGATAAGGTGCTGGCCCGAAGCAAATTTGGCAAAGGTTCATTGCGTTTAGGTGTTGACGCGGAGGGCCTTCACTTTTCATTTGACTTCCCCGACACCGCCACAGGCAACGAGGTACGCACCCTCGTGGGCCGCGGTGACGTAGATCAAGCCTCCTGGGCGTTCACTGTTAAGAAGGAACGCTGGGAGAATGTTCGCTCAGAGAAGCCGCTTCGAGTGATTGAAGAGGTGGGCGAAATCTATGACATATCCCTCACGCCGCGAGGAGCCAACCCCACCACAAGCGTCGCACTGCGATCGCTGGAGGAGGCTCGCACGGCTGAACTCCCCGAAGAATTAACTCAAACCCCTTCAGAAGTGGAAAACCACGAAGAAAATCAAGAAGTACGCGCCGAGCGTTTTGTCGACGCTTCTGCCGTACAGGGCAAGCTCTCAAAGAGCGAAGCCCGCGACCTGTCCAAGTTCAACTTGGTAAAGGCTATCAACGAAAAGCGCAAGCTTGGTGCAGATTACCGCGACACGCACGCCGTAAACCTTCCCGAAATGCTTTTCCGTACTCAGTCTGTGACTGGCGGAACGGGCGGTAACCTGGGCGGTGACCTCGTGTTCACGGAGCCAGGACGCTACATCGACTTCTTGTACCCCAACACTCCGACCTTGAGCCTGTGCTCAGTTGCTGAGAACTTGGTAGGCAATGTCGAGTTCCCGAAGCAGACCAGCAGCTACGCCCTCAACTGGCAGACTGAAACTGGTGCCGATACCGCTCAGGACATCAACTTCGACAAGGTAACCATGAGCCCCAAGCGCGCCGTGATCACCGCTTCAATGTCGAACCAACTCCTCCGCCAAGAGTACTCTCGCGGCATCGAGCAGCGCATCATCCAGCAGCTCAACCTGTCGTTCAACAAAGGCTTGGAAAACGCCGTCCTCAACGGAACTGGCTCTTCAAACCAGCCTTCAGGTATCTACACTGAACTTGCCGCTCAAGCCTTGACGCTTGGCGCCATCAGCTTCGATGACCTCGTTGACATGGAAGCAGCTCTCGCAGCCAACGACGCCCTCGACGGCCGCCTGGCTTACGTTACGCACCCGAACGTGGTTGCTAAGCTGAAGAAGACCAAGGTCGACGCTGGTTCAGGTCGCTTCCTGGTTGAAGGTATGCTTGACCCCGTCAAGACTGCCAACGGCTACAACATCTACTCAACGACCGTATCGAAGAAGACCACGGGCACGCCTGACACTTACGGCATCCTGTTCGGTAACTTCTCAGACGTTCAGATCGGCTTCTGGGGTGGTGCAACCTTGATGGTTGACCCATACTCTCAGATGAAGTCTTCAATCGTTGAGGTTTACGTTGAGCGCTTCATGGACGTTGCCGTTCTCCGCAACGCTTCCTTCGCACTTGCCACGGACGTAACGATCTAAACTAAGATGGTAGTCACGAGCGCATACACTCCCATTTCCGTCAACCTGACGGAATTGAAATCCTTCTGCCGTGTGGACGGGAGCGCGGATGACGCGCTTCTGACCATGCTATACCAGGCAGCGGTCGAGGAGTTCAATGCGTACACGGGCTATATCTTAGGTACTGCAACTGTCACCGCGGACACTGTGGGGGTGGAGGTTTATCCTCTCCCCTACGGTCCAGCGGGTGTCATCACTTCGGTGACGGCATACGATGAAGAAGGCAACGCCACCGTGTTGGCCTTATACGATGACTACCAACGGATCAACGAGCAGCTCATCTTTAACGAAGTGGCGGATCGCCTCGTGATCGTTTACTCAGCGGGAACAACCGCACCCTCGAAGGACATCATCCTCGCCCTTTACCAGCGCGTCAAGTTCGCCTATGATTACGGCGATGACTTGCCATATAATGGCACGCGATTCTTTGACCGCTTAGCGTTCCGCTACCGCCAGAACTTCTCCTAATGCTGGACCTCAGAGTCACCCTGTACCAGCCCACCACTACGGTGAACGCTTCAGGACAGGCCACCAAAGGGTGGACCAGTGCTGGCACCTATTATGCCGAGCGTGTCGTGAGCGAATCCACCGGCAACGAATCCATGCCGTATGATCAGATGGTGAGCTCATCCATCTACCTCTGGCGTCTGCGCTACCCCAACTCGGTGAAGCCGAACTGGAAGCTCGAATACAACTCAGAGGACTACGACATCCTGAGCGTTGTGCCCGAAGGTCGGCGCCGCTTCATCATCGTGAAGGCAAGGCTCCGCGACAATGGCACGAGGTAAGACCGTCTACATTAAAAGCGAGAGCGGGAAGGTCGAGAGCTTTGATCAATTCCGGGACAAGCTCCGCAATCTGGCAACGCCCGAAAAGATGCGTTTTAAGGAGCTCAGAAGCCTTCTGATGAAGGAAGCCCAGCCCTTAGTCACAAAAGCCCGTCAAATCGCTTATGAGGGCTCCAAAGAGCAAGCTAAAGCGGGCCAGAAGAAACGCTCAAAGATGGGGGCGTCTTTTTACAACCTGTACTCCAGCATCAGGGCATACCCAAACCGCGGCGATCGCAAGGTCTACGTCGTGGTGGGTCTGCGCGGATCCTACAAATCAGGGGCATATTACGCGCCCTGGCAACTCTTCGGAGGCACCCAGAAAAACTTCCAGGCCAAGGAATTCTTTGACAAAGCGGTGAACGCCACGGATGTACCCGCAAAAGCACAGAAAAGAATTGCTAAATTTGTAGCAAAGAGAATCAAAGAGAACCTCCGATGAACTACCTCCAGTATGTGTACGAAGCAGTGAACGCAGCCGCCTCGGTGCCCGTTTACTCGTATGCCGCGCCTCAGGGCGTTGCGGAGGACTTCATTGTGTTCACGCTCAACGGCATCGACGTCACAGAGACCAAGGATGAGTACAAGGCCGAGCGTTTGAACGTGACTCTCTTCTTGCACTTTGCAGACAGTGATCTGGCCCAGGCAGAGCTCGGAGAAATCCGCCACCACCTCCAGCACTACCCACGCGTCATCCCAATGTACCGCCAGGAGGTCCTGGAGGACTCTGGAAGCATCGAGGGCGAGGACTGCGCCGCTGCAACCTTGGGCGTCGCCGCAGAGGTGACCTTCACCCAGGCATACATGGAGACCGCTCAGATCTTCTACAACGAACAGGATGAGAGCCTGATTCTCTCAGCTGACTTCACTTTTTTAATCAATTACTGACATGGCAACAATCTCAGGAGGCGAAGTTCGCCTTTTTCTATCGGCTGACGGTGGCACCACCTACAAAGCCTTCGCATCAGAGACCGAGTGCTCTTTTGAAATGAACGCAGAAACCCGCGAAACGACCTCAAAGGACGCCGCGGTGTTCCGCACTTATGTAACCAGCGCCAAGAACTGGAGCATCAGCGGCACGACCATCATGGATGATGATAATGCCTCTCTCTGGAACGTGGATGAGTTGTACGCAAAGGTGGGTGACTTGGTGAAGCTCCGCATCACTCAGGTGACTGCCGGAACTGTTACTCCCGTAACTGGCGAGACCAAGATCGAAGGTGACGCCATCCTCACCCAGTTGAGTGTGACCGCTGCCGACAAGGACAACGGATCAGTGAGCTTCAGCCTGAACGGCACCGGAGCTTGGACGGTAGGCACCAACTAAGACGTGAGCGACATGGGAAAAAAGTTCACGCTCGGAGCAGCCCTCCTTTTCGAGGAGACGGCTGGCAAATCGATCACATCACTCAAGGAGTACGGTCTGGCGGACATGATCGCCATGCTTTACGCTCAAGAGTTTTGGGACGTACAGGATCGCCCATCTTTTGATGAATTCAAAATGATGGCGGGAGCCTGGGACTTGTCCGAACTATCCGAGAGGCTTAATGCCCCTTTTTCCCCGCGGGCGGCCCAGTAGACGTACTGGGTCAGCTCGTAGGGCGGCTTGGGCTATCCAAAGCGGATGCCCTAAGCCTGACAAGGGATGAGATCGACGCGGTGCTCAAGCACGGGCTCGAGAAGGAGAAGGATGAGTGGAGGAGATCCAGATGGCTGGCCGCAGTCATCGTGAACATCTCAGGCAAATCCACCAAAAAGGTGGTGAGTGAGCAAGACCTTCTTCGGTTTGAAGAAGAGCAAAAAGTGAGCAGCCTCCGGGCTCTTTTATCAAGTTATGGCAGACACGACCGCTAATGTTATTTTAGGACTCGATGTGAACGAGTTCCGCCGTGGGATCACCCAGGTGGACAATTCCATCAAGAACATGAGCCGACAGTTCTCCGCCCTGGGCGGTGTGATCGGTGCTGCATTTGCGGGAAGTAAGATTCAGGAGTTCGCCATGGAGGCCATCAACTTGGCCGCTGAAGCAGAGAACGTCACCAAAGCGTTCAGCAATGTGGCGGCGGCTGGGGACATGCTCAAACTCCAGCAAGCTACCGACGGCGAAATCAGCAAGCTCCAGCTCATGGAGCGCGCAGTCAAGGCCGTGGGCCAGGGAGTTGGTATCGAGCAACTGTCCAAGCAGCTTGAGTACGCCAACGCAGTGAGCGACGCCACGGGCATGGCCTTCGAGGAAATCGCAGACAAACTCCAGAGCGCGTTCGCCAAAGAATCCACCAAAGGACTCGAACAGGTAGGCATCAACGTCAAAGCGATGAAGGAGGACTTGGCGGCTGGTGTGCCATACGCTGAGGCCTTCAACAAAGCCATGGCGGCAACGGTGGACAAGATCGGTCCTGGGCTCGAGAGCGCAGCCGACCAACTCGACCGCCAAAAGGCCACCATCGAGGATCTAAAGCTGCAAATCGGCACGGCACTCCTCCCGGTGTACTCTGGGTTCCTGGGCTTCCTGTCCGAAGGACTTGGCGCGATCCAGAAGCTCCTCAGCTCACATCTGAGCATGTGGCAAAAGCTGGCCTACGTTGCGAGCTATGCCCAGGGCGCAGAGGGCGCAGCGACCCGCATTTACCTCAAGGGTCTGGAAGCTGCAAACGCAGCAATCAAGGAGACTGCAATCGCAGCTCCCAAACTTGGTGCCGCTCTTGTGGTGAGCGCAGAGAACTCTGGCGAGGCCATCAAGAAAACCAACAAACAGGCAGAGACCTTCCGCGACACGCTGAGCAGCATGCTCTCGCTCGCCCAGCAATTCGCAGAGCAAGACTTCAACTTCGTGGCCAAGGGCGAAGTGCTCCAGCAATTCCAGCCCATCGACATTGAAGAAGTTGACATGATGGAAGGTGAGCTCGTTCCATTGATCGAGCGCATCAACGAGACAGGGAACTCCCTCCGCGCAGCTTCGGCCGTTGGTGCAGAGTTCGGCGCGATCCTGAGCCAAGCCTTTGAGGCATCCATCGTGAACGGAGAGAACTTCTTTGAGGTGCTCCAGAAGGCACTCATTGACTACGTGAAGCAGATGGCCGTTGCACTTGCCACCACCACCGCGCTCGCGGCAGTTTTCTCGGCAGTGACTGGAGGCGGTTTCGGCGCAGCCTTCGGAGCCATCAGCCAGGGCACGGGACTCGGCAACCTTTTCGGCGAGAACGGAGTTCTCAATTTAAACGCAACCATCAAAGGATTCGACCTTGAGGCCACCAACGGACGTGTGGGTCGAGTATTAAAATCCACGCGCTGATGGCAAAGCAACGCTTCGCATGGTCCGAATCACAGGGCTACACGATCAAGATATTCGCTGACACCGATCAGATCAGCTACAACCCCTTTGAATTTGAGACGGCTGACTGGTCCGTCACATACGACGCTCAGGACGCATACATCCCAGGCATAGTCCCGAGCAGATTCCAGATTAGCGCAGTTCTGAGCACCTTCCCTTTTGCCCCGGCTCTTGAGCAAGTGGCCAGAGACGCGGACGGTATTTTCTACATGGAGCTCTGGAAGGGTTTGTCCAAAGAGTGGGCTGGAACAATTACTCCAAGCGCTTGCACCATTGAGGTCATCAACGGAGCCAGGTACATGACCATCATTGCGGCAGACGGCTTCTACAAGCTCGACCTCAGCTCTTCAATGTACACCTTCTCAGGTGACAAGCGCCTCATTGTGCAACTTGGCGACATTTTCACGCGCTTGAACTTGCATCGATTCTTTGATGGAATTGCAGTCAGTGAGACTACCCGACAAGGACTTGAGACCTTCCCTTACCAATACGACGGGCTCTACAATACGCTCTCAAGGCATGCGCTCTTTTACTATGATGAGAACAAGGAGTACAGAAGCTACCGCGAGGTGATCAATGACATTTGTGTCTGTTTTGGGTTGAGGATGTACCAGGATCGCGGCTTCATCGTATTCCAAGACTTTACCCGCGTAAACGAGTCCGCGTACTCATTTTACACGATGAGCGGCACATACCAGACTCGGAGGTCATTTAGCAGCGTTCAAACGCTTCCAGTCATATCTGGAGGCACCAAAATGTATCTGCCAGCCATCAAGCAACTCGACATCGTACACGAGTTCGGCAGCACGCAGTTTGCATACCAGGACACACTCCGCCTGGTTCAACACACCGTCATAACTGGCACGAGTTCGAATCCGATCTACACAACCGCGCAAGGCATACCGCTCGGAAGTTATGTCGGGGACGGGACCACCCACTTCGACTTCTTCAACACCACGATGAGGACTCGGGCGAGTTATGATCTCAATTACAATAGCCACTACACCATCGAGTTCCGTTTGTGGCTTGTTTACGGCACGCAGAGCACGGATTCAAGTACGTGGGGCACGAATTTGTACATGGCCTTCCAAGAGAGTGGCAATATCACCGCTGGAGGTGTTCCTGGTGTAATCAACGTGGAGCACAACCTGAACAACTACCATTTGCCCGCAACTCCGGCGCTTGG